TATCAACCTGCTTCAAGTGCTTTAACAACATCAACATCTTTTGGTGGAGATGTATCAGGAACTTATAACGCTATAGTAATAGCAAATGATTCACATACCCATACCTTTGATAATTTAACAGGCAAGACTTCAGGAACAGGTGATTATTCAACCACCGGAGATTTGGTTGCAGGTAGAGGATCAGGCTCTATTGCATTGACAATCAATGATGGCAAGGGAAATAGCAATGTAACTTTTAATCATCAAGATGGAGTACCAGATCAAAATGGTAATGCTGCAAGAATTGAGGTAAACACAGATTCTTCAACCGATGCTTCAATGAATTTTGAAGTTAAAAGTGGAGTAACTGGTGGAACTTCCACAGATCTAACCACTGTTTTAAATCTAGCAGAAGGTGTAGCAGCAGTTACAGGAAACATAACTGTAACAGGCACAGTCGATGGAAGAGATGTTGCATCCGATGGCTCTAAATTAGATGGTATTGAGAGTGGTGCTACCGCAGATCAAACTGCTGCTGAGATATTAACAGCTATTAAAACCGTTGATGGAGCTGGTTCTGGCTTAGATGCAGATTTACTTGATGGTATCTCTTCAGCTTCTTTTGTTAGAAGCGATGCTACTGATACATTAACAGGCGCTTATACCTTTACAAATAATACTAATTTAAAAATAAGAGCAGCAACAAATGCTGTAGGTGCTGGAATTGATTTTAGCGATAGTGCAGGTAGTAGCTATGCACAAGCAGGTAGTATAGAATTTTTTCATAGTGATTCAATGTCTTACGGATCGGGCGCTTCATTTATTTTAGGTAGCACCGAAGCTACTACAACAATTCTTGCCGATGGTAAGTTAATGTATGGTGAAGGTATATATTCTAAACCTAGTAGTGGTACTGGGGCAGGCACAAGAAAAGATTCAAATTGGGATACTGCTTACGGCTGGGGCAACCACGCAAGTGCAGGATATTTAGCATCCTCTTCATATACAGCATCAGACGTACTTACTAAAATTAAAACAGTAGACGGGTCTGGTTCTGGTCTAGATGCCGACTTGTTAGACGGTATCTCTTCAGCTTCATTCCTAAGAAGTGACGCAACTGATACTTTCACAACTTTAACAGGAACAACTTTAACTGTTAATGGAGTTCTAAGCGTTAGAAACGCAATTGATCTTGCCGACAGTGACATATTGCGTTTTGGTTCAGGTGATGATGTGGAGTTCTTCTGTAATGGCACACATATGTATACCGACCTTAATTCTGGAATTGGAAACTGGTATATTCGAGATGGAACAACCACACGGTTTACCTTTGATGATGCAGGTCATTTTACTGCAACTGGTAACGTAACAGCTTACTCTGATGAAAGACTAAAAGATAACATTCTTGTAATTGATGGTGCATTAGAAAAAGTATCTCAATTAAGAGGAGTTACATTTAATAGAACAGACACAGAAGAACCACACAGACAGACTGGTGTAATTGCACAAGAGGTTGAAAAGGTACTACCCGAAGCTGTAATTACGGCTGATGATGAAATGCAAACCAAATCAGTAGCATACGGTAACATGGTAGGACTTCTTATCGAAGCTATCAAAGAACTTAAAACAGAAGTTAATGATCTTAAGAAACAATTAAAAGAGATTAAATAATGGCAAATTTTACGAGTGGAGTTCCTACAGGTACAGCGAGTTTATCAAATGTACAAAGTGAATTTGGAGGATCAGACCCAATTGGCTTGAATGAGTATTATAGCTCAGGAGTAAGTGTGCCTACATCTGGAACAATTAGCATAAATAATTTAAGAGGAAAACTTCTTTATTATGGAGGAGGGTCTCTTGCAATGCAAACATTAAGTTTGCTTGAATTTAATGATAAAGTTCCAACAAATGGAACTGGATATGGTTGTTCGACTATTGGTTCTAATTCGCATACTTGGTCTCTAAATACAGGAGGACTGCAAAACGCAAGTAAAGTGTTGTATCACGCTAATTCAGGAGGAAATGGAATACTCTATGAAGGAATATATTGGATGCTGTATTCTGGTGTATGGACTATGTATATTAAAACTTTTCAATATACTTCTGGTTCTGATGGTCAAACCGCTTTGGGATGTACGCTACCTTATAGACACGGAATAAGAGTTCAGTTAGGAAGTAGTACAATTTTTGATCATAATTTTAATATAAATACTACTACAGAGGTTGTAGGAGATTTATCAAATCGAAGAGTTTATAAAATTCCTTGGAGTACTACTTACGGTACTCCTGGGGCAAACGTAACTATGAACATACAGTTCAAGTCATCAGGATTTCCACTATGATAATAAATAGCAATATAGAAGTAACAACAAGACCAGACGGTACAGAATTGCAAGAAGGAGATATTTTAGAAATGACAAATGGAACAAGCATGACTTGTTTTATGGCACATTATGAAGGTACTTTTTTCCCTGTATGGTTACAACCAGGACAAGATAAAATTGTTACTGTTCCAGGCACAGATATAGAAATAACTATAGCAGGAATACCAGAGGTAAATTAAAATGGCATTAACAAAAATTACAGCAAACGTTATAGAAGCAGGAGCCATAAGTACTGCTTCAATTGCAGATACAAGTATTACAGCTGACAAATTAGCTGCAACTTTAGATCTAACAGGTAAAGCTATAACGGTTGCAACAGCATCAGCGGGAGATAATGATACAACAGTCGCAAGTACTGCATTTGTAACAACAGCTATTGCAAACTTAACAGATAGCGCTCCTGCAGCATTAGATACATTAAACGAATTAGCTGCAGCTTTAAATGATGATGCAAACTTTAGTACCACTGTAACAAACAGTATTGCTACTAAATTACCTTTAGCTGGAGGAACACTCACAGGCGACTTAAACTTTGGCGATAGCGACAAAGCAGTCTTTGGAGCAGGTTCAGATTTACAGATTTACCATGATGGCAGTCATAGTTACATAACAGAGGCTGGGACAGGAAATTTATATATTCAATATAATGACTTGTTTTTACAAAGTAATACTGGAGAAAATTATATTTATTGTAATAATGATGCACAAGTTGTTCTTTACTACGATAACTCAGCCAAACTAGCTACAACCTCAACAGGTATAGACGTAACAGGTACAGCCACAATGGATGGGCTTACTTCTGTTAACACTACAGATACGCAAGGGAAGTTTAGTGGATGGTCTGCAACTGGTGGGGCGGCAACTCATTCAGGAGCCATTGAACTGGGTCAAAACGCAAGTTATCAAGGAGTTATCTCTTATGATTCTGCTAACGAGACTCGTTTTATCTTCGATAATTCTTGGAGTGGTACAGGCTCTACCTTTGAATTCAGAACAAACACAGCCGCAACACCCAAGACGCATCTTAAAGTAGAGGGTTCAGGTGACATCTCCTTCTACGAGGATACAGGCACAACGGCTAAGTTCTTCTGGGATGCAAGTGCTGAGTCTTTGGGTATTGGTACGACTTCGCCCAGTGCAGCTTTAAACATTGTAAATTCAGGTTTATCAACTCAGTTTAGAGTAAGCAATACAGAAAGCGATGCAACAATTAAATATGGTGCTATTGTTGGTTCTCATTATACTAATGCAGAAGAGCCTATTACTGGTATGTTAATGACATCATCATCATCTGTAACAGGCGGAACTGTTAGTATTGGTGGTGGTATAAGTTCTGCTAATGCAGTTAATAACATTTTATTTTATACAGCAGCTAATAACACTACTTTGACTGGTAGTGAACGCATGAGAATTACACCATCAGGCAACGTGGGAATTGGAACTACTTCGCCAGTGTCTAAACTCCACTTAGCTGATACAAGCACAGTAGTTACATTTGAAGATACGAACAGCACTAATAACAGCATAAATACAATTACTAACTACGAAGGGACGATGATTCTAAGCGTTGACCCTAATGACAATTCTACTGCTACCGAGTCTCTTCGGTTTCTTATGCGAGGCTCAGAAGCAATGCGTATCGACTCATCAGGGCGAGTTGGTATTGGTACGAGTAGTCCAATTGGAAGACTTGATATTAAAACAGGAAATGTGGGTTTTGAGTTTTTCCCTGAAAATACTAATGACACAAATCTTATACTCAACTATGACAGAAGTACAAACGCTTATCAGAATTTACAAACTAGGGCGGCATCACACCAGTTCTTGATTAATACTTCTGAGAAGATGCGCATAGACTCATCAGGCAACGTTGGTATTGGTACGACTTCGCCTGCAAATGCTTTACATCTCCATCAGCAAGTTGTTACTGGAATACATCCCTTATTAAAGTTACAAGCTAATACGGCAGACAACACTGGTACTAGAGGTGTTTCTATTGATTTTGTAGGAACATCCGATTCTTCAGCGGTTGGGAGCCGTATCGTCTCTACTAGAGTAGCCAGTGGCGCACATATGGATTTAAGGTTTCACGTTGCAAGAGACAGCGAAGCCATGAGAATAGACTCATCAGGCAACTTGTTGGTGGGTAAGACTAGTGCTTCAAAAGACAATGTAGGTGCAGAGCTTAAACCAGACGGTCGTATTAACGCTACTATGTCTTCTGGCAGCCCTTTACTTGCTAATCGTAAGACTTCTGACGGAGACATTGCAACCTTCCAAAAAGACAACACAACAGTTGGAAGTATTGGTGTATTTACTACTAATACTTATTTTGCTAATGGAGACGTCTCACTAGCCGTTAATGGAACTTATGATGTTATTCATCCAAGAGACGGAAGTGGAGACCGCAGAAGTGATGCCATCAGTTTAGGTGGAACAATTGACAGATTCAAAGACCTCTACCTTTCAGGTACAGCAAACTTTGGAAGCCTTTCAGATGGTACAATAACTATAACTGGTTTTGCAGATGAAGACAACATGGTTTCAAACTCTGCAACGCTTGTACCAACTCAACAATCAGTAAAAGCATACGTAGATGCAGAAGTTGCAGGAATTGTTGATTCTGCTCCCGGCACATTAGATACATTAAATGAATTAGCTGCAGCTTTAAATGATGATGCAGACTTTAGTACAACCGTTACGAATAGTATTGCATTGAAAGCTCCATTGGCAAGTCCAGATTTTACAGGCGATGTTACTTTTGATACATCTACTTTAGTAGTTGATTCTACAAATAATAGAGTTGGTATTGGTACGAGTTCTCCTACAAAAAGACTTCATGTTAAAAATTCTTCTAATGATGATAATAATATTTTATTAGTAGAAGCATCAGGATCAACTACTTATGGAGTTTATTTAAAATCAGCATTCTCAGGCCAAATGGGTAGAGTTGGAGCTTTATCTCAATCAGATGGAGATTTAGACGGCGCAAGTATTGCCTTTGAAGATTTTGGTAGAGATATAGCTTTCCGTACAAATGAAGGTTCTAATAATAGTGAAAAAGCTAGAATTTTAGCTAATGGCAACGTTGGAATTGGAACGACTTCGCCTGACGTACCATTAGAAGTTGTATCAGCATCTCCTACAAATGGAATTGTTGCTGATTTTGTAAATTCAACAAACGCTGGCGGAACAACTGCTGCTATTAAGCTATCTAACGCAGACTCAGAAGCATGTGATGTTGTATTGGGTGCAAATAGAGTTGGTGCTAATTTTGGTTCAGACTTTTTTATATCTTTATCAGATGGTGTAGATGGAAGTAATCAAGAGAGGTTCAGAATTACTGAAGCAGGCAACGTTGGAATTGGAACGAGTAGTCCTTCTAACTATAGTGGTGCAGCAAATGATTTAGTTATAGCTGGTTCTGGTCAAAAAGGAATGACTATTGCTACAACAGATGGTAGTCAAACAAGTATTTTCTTTGCTGATTCAGATAGTGGAGCTGGTGAATATGCAGGAGCTATTAATTATTTTCATAATGATGACCATCTAGAATTTTATACCGCTTCAGCTGAACGTATGCGTATCGACTCATCAGGCAATGTTGGAATTGGGACAACTAACCCAACAACAAAATTACATTTATCGGGAGATAGTGTTAATTTATCTTTAGATGGTACAGGGGCAGCTGGTACGCCAATAACTAGTATATCTTTATCACGCGGGTCAGTAGATTGGGGTATACATTCTGGTATTGGTGGAGGAAATTTATTTGGTATAAAAGATAATCAAAATTCTGCATACCGACTTGCTATTGATACTTCAGGCAATGTTGGCATTGGAACGACTGTGCCTGAAGAAAGATTACACGTTCTAGGTCAAGCTGTATTTGAAAATATTGGTAATACTAACCGTGGAAATATAATCATGGGTGCACACGGAAGTGGTGTAGACAAATGGGCGTCTCTTGGAGGGACTCATTATAACGAAGCAACAGGCTCAGGCAATGGTGATGGTAATGCTGGTGTAATGATAATTGGTTCTTTTTCAAACTCAAGTAGTAACAGAGTATATATTGGACATGGTCCTTATGAATTAAATCCAGCAACTGAAATTTACCTAGGTACACATAATGCAACTACTCATAACTTGGGTGGTAGCACTCGCATGATTATTGACTCTGCAGGCAATGTTGGAATAAATGAAACATCACCAGACTTTTCTGGCTTTGGTTCAAATGGTGGTGGTTTAGAACTAGATGATGTTGGTGCAAGTTTTACCGCAGTAAGAATAAGTCATGGGGCAACAGGCGATTTTTATATGGCTGCCAACACAGGTGCAGCATATCTTTGGGGCAAAGCAAATAGCCCTACAGTAATTGCTACTAACAACACAGAGGCAATGCGAATTGATGAAAGTCAAAGCATATTTATAAATACAACAAGTGGATATGGAACGCCTGGATATTCAAATATGTGGATTCAGCACTCAACAGGCAGACAGAGAGGAATAGCATTTAAAGCCACTAGCACAAGTTCAACAGATACTCCATTGCAGTTTTTTAATGGAGGTGCTGGTGTTGCAGGTCAAATCACTTATACTTATTCAGCTACAACATATAGCACTTCATCAGACTATCGTTTAAAAGAAAATGTTGTCTATGACTGGGATGCAATTACAAGACTTAAGCAATTAAAACCTTGTAGATTTAATTGGATAGCAGATGAAACAGATACTCCAATAGACGGTTTCATAGCCCACGAAGCCGCAGAAGTTGTACCAAATTCGGTGATTGGAGAAAAAGATGCAATTAAAGATGCATTTTTAGATGCTGATGGAAACGAAATACCAGGCAGCACTATAGATGCTCAGACAATGGATCATGCAAAACTTGTACCGCTTTTAACCAAAGCATTACAAGAACAACAAACAATAATTGAGTCTTTAGAGGCTCGTATAGCAGCTTTAGAAAGCTAAAACAAAAAGGAGAAAAATATGGCAATATCATATACATGGAACGTATCAACAGTAGATACTTATCCAACTGAAGGAGATCATAGCAATGTGATTCATAATGTACACTGGCGATTAATTGCTGAAGATGATGCAAATCAAGATTCAGAAGGAAATAACCTAACAGCAAGTAACTATGGTTCTCAAGCATTAGATACATCAGATATATCTGACTTTACAGATTTTGATGATGTAACTGCTTCACAAGTTCAAGGTTGGGTAGAGGCAGCATTAGGCGCTGATATGGTACAAGAACTTAAAGATGGATTGGATGCACAAATTGCTGAATTAGTAACACCTACTTCAGTAACAAGAACATTAGTTGGTTAATATAATGCGTCTTTATGGCGCATTATACTATTTTAAAGTGTAAACTATTATAAATAGAATTATAATAGGAATTTACTATGGCAAAACCTAACAGCAGACAAACACTTATTGATTATTGCTTAAGATCATTGGGTGAACCTGTGATCGAAATAAATGTTGACGAAGATCAAGTCAGTGATAGAATAGACGAAGCTTTACAATTCTATCAAACATATCATGATGATGCAATTGAAAAAGTGTATCTTAAACATATAGTCACTGCAGACGATATTACAAACGGTTATATACCCATTAACGATTTAGTTACAGATGTTGTTCGAATCCTACCTTTAAGAGAAACAGTATCCTCAACGGACATGTTTGATATTCGATATCAAATACATTTAAATGATATATATGCTCTTGGCTTTATGGGAAGTCTTACAGAATATGTAATGGCACAACAATGGTTATCATTACTCGATCTTGTTATTGATTCAGACGAAAAGCATGTAAACTTTGAAAGACATCAAAATCGCTTAACAGTTTTTATGGACTGGTCAGAAGAAGTAGAGGTTGGTGATAATCTAATCATTGAATGTTATCGTATTATTGATCCCGACACATTCACAGATGTATATAACGATTACTTCTTAAAAAAATATGCAACTGCTTTAATTAAAAGACAATGGGGTCAAAACTTAATTAAGTTCGAAGGTATGGTAATGCCAGGTGGAGTTACATTCAATGGTCGTCAAATATTTGATGATGCAAATGAAGAGTTAAAAGAATTAGAAGAAGAAGCACGATTGAATTGGGAAAAACCAGTCGACTTCATGACAGGATAAAACATGCCGAGAAATGTATATTTTTCTCAGGCCGTAAAATCTGAACAGAATCTTTACGAAGACCTGATAATCGAATCATTAAAAATATATGGACAAGATGTCTATTATATTCCTCGTACTCTTGTCAATCGCGATGATATCCTAAACGAAGACCCAGCATCAAAATTCGATGATGCATATCTCTTAGAAATGTATATTGAAAACACCGAAGGCTTTGAAGGCTCGGGTGATTTATATTCTAAGTTTGGATTAGAAATACGAGATGAATGTACATTTATTGTATCACGAAGAAGATGGGAAACAAGAGTAGGTATCTTTTCAGATAATGTAATTGATCCAAGACCACAAGAAGGTGATCTAATCTTCTTACCAATGACAAATTCATTCTTTGAAATATCTTATGTTGAAGATGATCAACCATTTTATCAACTCTCAAATCTTCCAGTATATCGCATGCAATGTAGTCTCTTTGAATATAATGATGAGGACTTTGATACAGGTATTGTTGAAGTTGATGATAAATCTTCTCAATCAGCATATCAGCTTGCGATGGATATTACCATTACAGGAGGTAATCATTTTGAAGTTGGCGAAATTGTTGAACAAACTTTAACTGCTGCAGACGGTGATACTCCAGCAGTTAAAGTCTTTGGTGAAGTGTTACAAAGAACAAAAATATCAGATGTACTTTTAAAAATATGGGTAGGACATATTGGAGCTTCTGGTACAACAGTAGCAAAAGATTTTAGTGTTAATGGTACAATAACTGGTAGAACAAATAGTTATACAGGTACCATTGCTACAATATATAGTGACCTAACAGATACTACTGAACAAGCATGGGCGACAGATGGGGCTGCTCAAAATGTAGATTTTGAAATAGATGCTGATGGATTTATTGACTTCTCAGAATCAAATCCATTTGGTGATCCATCGGAGACATACTAATGTTTGGAGATCATTTTTATCACGCAACAATGAGAAAATCAGTGGCCGTATTTGGTACACTATTTAATAATTTAAAAGTCATACGAAAAGCTGCTGATGGTAGTGTTTTAAATCAGGTACGAGTTCCTTTGGCCTATGGACCAAAACAAAAGTTCCTAGCACGTTTAGATCAAGAGACTGGGTTTGATGCTCCTATGGCAATTAAGCTTCCAAGAATGGCATTTGAGATTACATCTCTTACAATAGATACTACACAGAAACTTGCAAAACGTAATCAAGTCGTTGAATTACATGCTTCTGATGTAACAAAAAAGAAAACAATTAAACACTTTACTTCTTATGACATAGGAATGTCACTTTATATTATGGCGAAGAATCAAGACGATGGGTTACAAATAGTCGAACAGATACTCCCTTATTTTTCACCAGAATATAATGTCACAATAAAACCTATTGATGGATGGGATCATAAACAAGACGTTGCTGTTATATTAGGTGGAGTACAAATAGATGATCAATATGAAGGTGAGTTTACAGAACGAAGAGTTCTCATATATCAACTAGACTTTACTATGAAAATGAAGTTTTACGGTCCTACATCAAATACTGGTATTATACGAGAAATTAATATTGATTTTAATGAAGATAGCAGTGGTGCTAATATTTTAGAAAATATGGATATTACAATTAATCCTAATACTGCAGATGAAGATGATAATTACACTGTAATTACCACAATAAGTTAATATGGAAAAGAAAGAAAAAATGATGGCAAGCTTAAATAAAAATTTGCCAGAGGTAAAACGAGATAGACCACTTTCAATTGATAAAGATGTGAAAGATGATTATGAATTTTCTCGTAAAACATATAAAGATTTAATTTACACAGGAACAAGGTCAATGGATGTTTTATCTGAATTAGCCAGAGAATCAGAACATCCAAGAGCTTTTGAAGTATTATCACAAACAATAAAAAATATAAGTGATGTGACAAAGAACCTAATGGATCTTCAAAAGCAAAAGAAAGATTTAACAAAAGAAGAAACTGAAGAAGCTAAACGAGTGACGAATAATAATGTCTTTGTTGGTAGTACTACTGATTTACAAAGAATGTTATTAAAAAAGGACAATATTATAGATGCAGAGAATCAAGAATAATGAATATGGATATCTTGGTAATCCTAACGTTAAGCGTGATGGCGTAGAGACTTCTTTTACAAAAGAAGAAATCCAAGAATATCAAAAATGTATGTCAGATCCTGCATACTTTGCAAGTAATTATGTAAAGATTATCTCGTTAGATGAAGGATTAGTACCATTTAATCTTTATCCATATCAAGAAGAAATGTTTAAGCATTTTAAAGATAATAGATTTAGTATTGTATTAGCATGCAGACAGAGTGGTAAATCAATTTCATCCGTTGTATATCTTTTATGGTATGCATGTTTTCACCCAGAAAAAACAATTGCAATACTAGCAAATAAGGGTGCAGTGGCAAGAGAAATGTTGGCTAGGATTACTCTTGCATTAGAAAATCTTCCTTTCTTTTTACAGCCAGGTTGTAAGGCATTAAATAAAGGAAGTATAGAATTTAGTAATAATAGTAAGATTATCGCATCGGCTACAAGTGGTAGTTCTATTCGTGGTCTTTCTATTAATTTATTGTTTTTAGATGAGTTTGCATTTGTAGAAAATGATGCACAGTTTTATACATCAACATATCCTGTAGTATCTGCTGGTAGAGATACACAGATTGTAATTACATCTACTGCAAATGGTATAGGTAATGTATATCATAAATTGTGGGAAGGTGCTGTACAAGGAACAAATGAGTTTAAACCATTCAGAGTCGATTGGTGGGATGTACCAGGAAGAGATGAAAAGTGGAAACAAGAGACAATAAATAATACTTCTGAGTTACAATTTGAACAAGAGTTCGGTAATACATTTCATGGTAGAGGAAATACACTTATTGGAGCTAATCATTTATTAGCACAACAAAGTAGAGATCCTGAGTTCTATAAAGAGAATACCTTTATATATGAGCAACCTAAAGAAGGCCATGAATATGTAATGACCGTGGATGTTTCGAAAGGACGTAATCAAGACTATAGTACATTTACTATTATTGATGTAACTGAAAAGCCTTTTGAACAAGTAGCAACATTTAGAGATAATAATATATCTCCAATGTTATTACCAGATATAATATACAAATATGCAAAAACTTATAATGATGCATATGTTGTAATTGAAAGTAATGATCAGGGTGCTGTTGTTTGTAATGGTTTATATTATGATTTAGAATATGAAAATATGTTTGTAGAGTCAAGTATTAAAGCAAATGCTCTTGGTGCAACAATGACTCGAAGAGTAAAAAGAATTGGATGTTCAAGTATTAAAGACTTAATAGAACAGAATAAGCTTATTATACATGATTCACAAACAATAATTGAAATGAGTACATTTGTTAGTAGAGGAAATACCTTTATGGCAATTGCACCAAATCATGATGATTTAATGATGAATCTAGTATTATTTGCTTGGTTTACAACAACTGATATTTTTCAATCATTAACGAATATTGATATGAAAGATATGTTATATAAAGAAAGATTAAAGGCAATACAAGATGATATGTTACCATTTGGCTTTGTCGAAAGCGGTAGTTATCAAGAGAATAAATATACAAAAGACGCTGAAGGAAACGTCTGGTTAGAGGTAGAATGGAAGGGTTCACAAAATTTTTAATAGAAGATAATCATAAAGAAATTCCAATGAAAGATCTTCATGTCATAATACTTGGTCTTGGAGACGAAGAAGGTACTTTTGCTGATCATATGCAAGAGCTTGTATCTAAGTATGGAATGAAGAGTACGATGATCGACGTTGATGAAGCTTATATTGCTTCAAAGGATGTTGAGATTGGAGAGGTGACAATTCATAATGTTGATGGTAAAGATAAAGAAGTATCTCTTAAAGTAAAAGATTCTTTAGTCTTTGTGAGAGCTGGAGCAATTAAAACGCTGACTGCCCAATCATTAGTATCATCATTACAAACAATTGGATTCTTTCTTGTAAATGATTTAGAAACAATGTTATTATGCGATAATAAAATGTCAAATATTATTGCACTTGAAAGAAATAATATTCCAGTCCCAAGAACATCAATTATTAATAATGTTAAATCAATTGAGCAGGCTCATAAAAACATTGGTGGTAAATTTCCAGTTATTATTAAAACACTTAAAGGTACACAAGGTGTAGGTGTTTCAAAAGTCAATGATATGGCATCTTTAATCTCAGTTGCTCAATCACTTTGGAAGTTTAATGCTGATTTATTAATACAAGAATACTTTGATTTAAAATCTGATATAAGAACATTATTGGTTGATGGTAAAATTGTTGCAAGTGCAGAAAGAATTAAGCAAAATAAAAGCGAATTTAGAAACAATGTTCATTTAGGTGCAGAAACATTACCTTATATTTTATCAGAAAAAGAAAAACAATTAGTAATTAATGCTGCAAGAGCAACTGGAGCTGCATACTGCGGTGTTGATCACTGTAAGGTTGGTAAAGATTTTTATATATTAGAAGTGAATGGTTCACCAGGTATACGATCACATTTTATGGGATATAATATAGAAGATGGAACTCATACAAAGAAAATTACAGACAAACAAACATTAGATATTATATTAAATTGGTTTGGCCAAGAACGAAGACGTAGACCATTTATGAGATATGAAGTAGGTTATATTGAAAGTATTATATTAGATGGTATGGAAGAAAATCCAATACGAGCTAAATTTGATACTGGTAACTCAGCATCAGCAACTATGTTACATGTAGATAAAATTGATATTGACGGCGATATAGTTACTTGGAAAAAGAATGGTCATACATTCAAAAGTGAAATAGTTGATATATCAGAACCTACTAGAGGTATGGAACCATTTGATAAAAGACCCGTAATAGAACATGGAGTAACATTTAATAATCGTAAATATACAATAGAAATAGGACTAACAGAGAAGGATACAGCTTCTGAAATGTTAGTCAATAGAAAAACAATGACACAATTTAGAGTTTCAGTACATCCTGATAGATTATTTATTGTAAGTGATGTTGCATTAAGAAATGATAACTCAGACCATTAATGTTGAAACATGTATATTTATAAATAATAGTGTTGATTATTCGTATTATGTGTAACTTATTAACTAACTCAATAAATAGAGGATAAAGCGATGGCATTTCAAGTATCACCCGGCGTAGAGATCAAAGAGATCGATGCTACCGGAGTAGTACCAGCAGTTTCAACTTCAATAGGTGGATTTGTTGGTTCTTTTAATTGGGGTCCGGTCGAAGAAATAGTAACAGTAGGTTCTGAATCAGAACTTGCTGAGAAATTTGGAACACCAGACAACAATACCGCAAAATACTTTCTCGTAGCTGCGTCATTCTTAAAGTATGGAAACGCACTGAAAGTAGTCCGTGCAGCCAGTGGTCACGATAACGCGACCGTTGATGGTTCAGGACAACTCATCAAAAACGATGAAGACTACGAAAATAATTATGCTAACGGTTCACAGTCCAGTAAAGGACCTTGGGCTGCTAAATATCCTGGTGAATTAGGTAACAGTTTAAAAGTTGAAGTATGTACACCCGGCGGAGGTTTCTCTACCTGGGCATATGCTGGTAACTTTGATTCTGCTCCTGGTACATCAAATTATGCAAGTGATTTAGGTAAATCATCATCTGACGACGAACTACACATTGTAGTAGTTGATGAAGATGGTGCTATATCAGGTACTGTTAACACAGTATTAGAAACATTTGCATATGTATCACAAGGTTCTGATGCAAAGAAAGATGATGGTACATCAAATTATTATAAAGATGTTATTAACAATAACTCTGAGTATATTTGGTGGATTGGCCATGAATCTACTTTAACAGAAGCTGGTAATACAATAGCTGCTCAAAACGCCTTTACAACTGTAAGTGCTGTTATTTCTGATTCACTTTCTGGTGGTTCAGATGATAACGCTCCTACAACAGGTGAATTACAATTAGGTTACGATCTATTCGAAGATGCAGAAACAGTAGATGTTAATCTTCTTTTCGGAGTACCAGATGCTAATGGCGCTGATACAATGGCAGAAGATTTAATTTCAATTGTGAATGCAAGAAAAGATTGTATGGCCTTTGTATCACCTCCAATAGAAGATACCGTTGGAAGTTCAAGCCCAGCTGCAGATGTGAAAGCATTTGCTGATGGATTAACATCAAGCTCTTATGCAGCATGTGACTCAACAGCTCTTTATGTATATGACAAATATAACGATGTATACAGATGGATTGGAGCTGCTGGACATCATGCAGGACTATGTGCAAATACAGACAATGTTGCTGATGCATGGTTCTCACCAGCTGGTGTTAACAGAGGACAACTTCTAGGCGTAACAAAATTAGCATTTAACCCTAAGAAAGCAGACAGAGATACTCTTTATAAAGCAAGAGTTAATCCATTAGTATCATTACCTGGACAAGGTACAATATTATTTGGTGACAAAACTTTATTAAGTAGACCTTCTGCATTCGATAGAATTAATGTTCGTAGATTATTCATCGTATTAGAAAAAGCAATTAGTACAGCCGCTAAGGCACAACTATTTGAATTTAACGACGAATTTACAAGAGCTCAGTTTAGAAATCTTATCGAGCCATTCCTAAGGGATGTCAAAGGTAGAAGAGGTATAACTGACTTCTTAGTAGTTTGTGACGAAACAAATAACACAGGTCAAGTAATTGATGCAAATAGATTTGTAGCTGATATGTATATCAAACCAGCAAGATCTATTAACTTCATTACATTGAACTTCATAGCAACCAGAACCGGAGTTGAATTCTCCGAGATCGCTGGACAATAGGAGGATTAAGACATGGCAATTTTAGGAGTAGATGATTTTAAATCTAAACTAGTAGGCGGTGGCGCAAGATCCAACCTATTCAAAGTAACTATGAATTATCCAAGTTACGCACAAGGTGATGTTGAATTGACATCATTCATGTGTAAAACAGCTCAAATGCCTTCATCAGTAATTGCACCTATCCCTGTACTTTTCAGAGGTAGACAATTACAAATAGCTGGTGATAGAACATTTGATCCTTGGACAATCACTGTTATTAACGATGTTGGTTTCGAAGTTCGAAATGCAATGGAGCGTTGGATGAACGGCATTAATAGTCATAACGAAAATACCGGACTTTCAAATCCAAGTGACTACCAAGCAGACGCAATTGTAGAACAATTGAATAAAGCTGGTGAAGTGACAAAGAGATATGATTTTAGAGGATTATTCCCTACAAATATCTCAGAGATTGAAGTCAGTTATGACTCAGAAAACACAATTGAAGAATTTACTGTTGAATTCCAAGTCCAGTACTGGGAATCTAACACAACTTCTTAAGGTATAAATAAATATTGGCGGGGGAGGAAACTCCCCCAATAATATGAGGTAAATTATGGCAGAATTTTTTGGATTCGAAATCAATAGGAAAAGCAAAGAGCCTGTAAGGCCTTCGTTCGTTCCACGCACAGATGCAGATGACGGTGCTGGCGTTATACAAGCTGGTGGTCACTTTGGTGCATATATCGACATGGACGGCGATAAAGCTAAAACCGATGTTGATTTAATATTAAAATATAGAGATGTATCTTCACAGCCTGAATGCGATGCTGCAATCGAAGATATTGTTAATGAAGCAATTGTTGGTGATCATGATGAAGCACCTGTTAATTTAATATTAGACGAACTGGAAATATCGGATAAAATTAAAGAAGCTGTAAGAAATGAATTTGATGAGATATTAAAACTCTTAAATTTCAATTCATACGCGCATGATATTTTTAGAAAATGGTATGTTGATGGAAGATTACCATATCATATTATTATTAACAATGAAAATCCTAAACAAGGAATAAAAGAATTAAGATATATTGATCCTACAAAGTTAAGAAAGATCAAAGAAATAGAAGAAGAAACTGATCCTAAGACTGGAGCAAAATTGATTAAGAAAGTAGATGAATACTTCTTATATCAAGATAAAACAATGAATGCGGCCAATCAGGGATTAAAAATATATCCTGACTCAATTGCTTATTGTACATCTGGACAAATGGATCCAGGTAGAAAAAGAATCTTATCATATTTACATAAGGCATTAAAGCCTGTAAATCAGTTAAGAATGATGGAAGACTCATTGGTGATATATCGTATATCAAGAGCTCCAGAACGAAGAATTTTTTATATTGATGTTGGTAACTTACCAAAAGGTAAGGCAGAAGAATATCTAAGAGGTATTATGAACCAATATCGAAACAAATTGGTATATGATGCTAAAACAGGCGATATCAAAGATGATCGTAAGCATATGTCAATGTTGGAAGATTTCTTCCTACCAAGAAGAGAAGGCGGAAGAGGAACAGAGATATCAACACTACCTGGTGGTGAAAACCTAGGTCAGATTGATGATATTTTATACTTCCAAAAGAAACTCTATAAGAGTTTAAATGTACCAGTTAATAGATTAGAACAAGAAGCTCAGTATAGTTTAGGTAGAACAACTGAGATTACAAGAGACGAAGTTAAGTTTAAGAAGTTTATTGATAGATTAAGAAAGAGATTCTCTGATCTATTCATGCAATTACTTAAAACACAACTCTTATTAAAGGGTATTATTACTAAAGATGATTGGAAAACCTGGAAAGAAACAATTACCTTTGATTTTATTGAAGATAACTATTTCTCAGAGTTAAAACAATCTGAAATGATAAGAGAAAGATTTGATATGTTATCATCGTTAGATGAGCATATTGGAAGATTCATATCCAACGAATGGGTACGAAAAAATGTTCTTAGATTCTCTGAAGAAGAAATCGAAGAGATACAAAAGCAAATTGAGGATGAGAATAAATCTGGTGAAAACGATATGCCAGATCCAGATGATCCAAGATTTGATTAATTGAAAGTTAAAAACTTATAAATATATAATAGAGGAAAACAATATGGCAGTAAATGATTTGATTCAAAATTTAAAAGATGGCGATAATGTAAAAGCCAATAAAGAATTCGAAGGAATTATGGCTGATAAAATGACAGCCGCATTGGATGCTAAAAAAATAGAAATAGCATCTGGATTAGTTCAGCGTAAACAACAAGCTGAAGAAGAGTAATAAATGATATCATTTGTTGAATTAAGAGAAAAAGTAAAACTTGCTGGTGGAGAGAAAAAGATTAAATCTTTTAAAGCCGGAAAGCGTAATGGCGTTGAAGTTACTTTAACTAAAAAGGGTAGCAAATTTGGCGTTTATGTAGATGACGAACTACTCGATAATAACTACAAAAACGAACAAGAAGCTCAAAAAGCAGCAGATGATATGATTAAACTATTAGGTATCTAATATGAAGTTAATTACTGAATACGTAGAAAACAATTTAGAAATGATTTGTGAAGCCAAGAAAGATGGTTCAAAGAACTATTTTATCGAAGGTGTATTCATGCAATCAAATCAAAAGAACAGAAATGGTCGCATATACGAAAAAAGAGTCATGGAGAAAGCCGTTGACAAATATGTGACTGAACAAGTTAAAACAGGAAGAGCTGTTGGAGAGTTAAATCATCCAGAAGGACCAACAGTTAATCTTGATAAAGTTTCACATAAGATCACTGATCTGCATTGGCAGGGAAATGATGTTATAGGAAAAGCATCAATTCTTAAGACCCCTATGGGACAAATCGTTGAAGGTTTGCTCGAAGGTGGTGTTAAGCTTGGTGTATCAAGTCGTGGTATGGGAAGTCTTGTACAGAAGAATGGAGTCCAATATGTTGGAGATGACTTTATGTTATCAACAGTAGATATTGTTCAAGATCCATCCGCACCGTCTGCATTTGTAAATGGTGTTATGGAAGGAGTTGAATGGGTATGGGATAATGGACTTATTCGTCAACGAGATATTGAAGAAATTGAGACTGAAATTAAAAGCACTCCAGCTACTGGATTGCCGGAAGCTGAGATACGAGCTTTTAAGAATTTCCTCTCTAAGTTAAATCTAAAATCATAGGAGAATGATTATGTCAGACGACGCTATTAAAAACGAAGTAGCAGAAGACATATCTGAAGAGCAGGTAGTGGAAACAGAAGAAGTTTCAGAAGAGCTCGTTGAAGAAGAAATTTTAGACGAGGAAGTTGAAACTACTGAAGAAGAAACTCTTGAAGAAGGCAAGCATGAGGACGAGGAAGAAGAGCACGAGCCTAAAAAGGAAAGTGTTAATATTCCAAAAACGAAAGCTGGCGTAATTCAAGCTGCAGTAGATATGCTGAAAGCTGCTAGAAAAGAACAGGCTCAGGCCATGTTCTCAAAGATGGTTCTCGGTGATGATGAAGAAGAATCTGTCAAATCAGCTGACGACGCTATAAAAGGTGTTAAGAAAGCTGCTGATCCTAAAGCAAAAGCTAAGGTTGAAGCTATAGATTTTGATGAAGATTTAGAAAACATCATTAAAGAAGAGGCTACTCTTTCAGAAGGATTCCGTGGTAAAGCTCAAGCTATTTTCGAAGCTGTGTTAACATCTAAGTTATCACAAGAAATCGATAGATTAGAGAGTGAATATGCACAAAATCTAGAAGAAGAAGTATCTGACGTTCAAAATCAATTAGTAGAAAAAGTAGATTCATATTTAAACTACGTAGTTGAAAATTGGATGAAAGAAAATGAAGTTGCAGTACAAAACGGTTTAAGAACCGAAATTGCTGAAGACTTTATGACTTCTTTACAGTCAGTGTTTAAAGAACACTATATCGAAGTACCTGAAGGTAAAGTTGACTTAGTTGATGAACTCAACGAACAAGTCACTGAACTTGAAGAAACTTTAAACAAAACCACAGAAGATAATATCAAACTACACACAGCTGTTCAAGAATTTGAAAAGAAAGAAGTAGTAAGAGAACAATCTTCAGGGCTTGCAGAAACAGAAGCTGAGAAATTAGCATCTTTAGTAGAAGATATCGAATTCGATAACAAAGAATCTTTCGAAATGAAAGTGAAAACTGTTAAAGAATCATACTTCAAACAAGATTCTGAAGAATCAGTTGACGAAGTTGATAGTCTATTAGGCGATGGTGAGGTTGCTGAAGAAGCAGTTTCCGAGTCTATGGCTAGATACACTCAAGCTATAACAAACTTTGTAAAATAATTTAGGGGAAAACTAAAATGTTTCAAGCAGACGCAAAATTAATGGAAAAATGGGGTCCTGTTCTCGAGCACGAGTCAGCAGCACCTATTTCCGACAGATATAGAAAAGCTGTTACAGCTAGACTATTAGAAAACCAAGAGGTTGCCCTAAGAGAAGAAAGAGCACAAAGCCAAGGAAATTTCATTTCTGAAGCAGCAGCTGCTAACAATATTGGTTCAGGTTCAGCACCGAATAACATCGGTACTTTTGACCCAGTATTAATTTCTCTTGTAAGAAGAGCAATGCCTAACTTGATTGCATATGATATCGCTGGTGTTCAACCAATGAGTGGTCCTACAGGACTTATCTTTGCAATGAAATCAAAATACAGCTCACAGAGTGGTACAGAAGCTTTATTTAATGAAGCTGATACTGCTTTCTCTGGAACTGGTACACACCAAGCTGATCCAACAGGATTAAGCGGTGTCGTAGATGCTGATACAGACGGAACAATTGCCGACGAAGCTGACACAGTTTCAACATTCGGTGGTGGTTTAGCTACATCAGCTGCTGAAAGACTCGGCGTAGGTGAAACCGGAGACGGTGCTTACGGTGAAATGGCTTTCACAATTGAGAAATCAACTGTGACTGCTAAGTCAAGAGCTCTTAAAGCTGAATACACAATGGAACTAGCTCAAGACCTTAAAGCTATCCACGGTTTAGATGCAGAAGGCGAACTAGCTAACATTCTATCTGCTGAGATCCTTGCAGAGATCAACAGAGAAGTTGTTAGAACAGTTCTTAAAACTGCTAAAATCGGAGCTTTACAGTCTTCAACAGCTGTTTCAGGTGTGTTCGATGTTAATACAGACTCTGATGGAAGATGGATGGTTGAGAGATTCAAAGGCTTAATCATGCAAATCGAAAGAGAGTGTAACGTAATTGCAAAAGAAACAAGACGTGGTAAAGGTAACTTTATCCTTTGTTCTTCAGACGTAGCTTCAGCTCTAGCAGCTGCTGGTATGTTAGATTACACACCTGCACTTTCTTCTAATCTAAACGTTGACGACACAGGTAATACTTTTGCTGGTGTTCTTAACGGAAGATTAAAAGTTTACATTGATCCATATTCAACTGTAGACTTTGTTTGTGTTGGTTACAGAGGATCTAATCCATATGACGCAGGTTTATTCTACTGCCCATACGTTCCACTAACAATGGTTAAAGCCGTTGGTGAGAATGATTTCCAACCAAGAATAGGATTCAAAACAAGATACGGTATGGTTGCAAACCCATTCGTAGCTCTTGATGGTGTTGGTAACGACAGAAGTAACCAATACTTTAGAATCTTCAGAGTTGACGACATCATGGTGTAAGCCAGAGTTAATACTCTTTTTAAAGGGGAGCTTCGGTTCCCCTTTTCTTTGCGTATAAATAGATATATGGCAACATTAACTACAAATAAAAACTTCTTAAGCCCAGTAGGCTTTCAATTTAAAGTAGATAGCACAAAGTATCCTAATATCGAATACTTTGCTGTTGCTGCTACGCTTCCAGGAATTAGTATATCAGCAGTAGATACTCCATATCGAGGTGTTAATTTAGCTTTTACAGGCGACAGATTAAGCTTTGAAGATTTGGCATTAAGAGTTAATGTAACAGAAGATATGGAAAACTATATTGAAACCTTTGATTGGTTACATAATATTGCTCAATCAAATAATGCTGAAGGATTTAAAGCAGATGCTACTCTTTTAATCTTATCGTCACATAATAATGTCACAAAAGAAATTAAGTTTAAAGATGTATTTCCAACAAATATAACACCAGTGGAATTTGATGCACAAGTTGAAAGTGTAGAGTATGTACAAATGGATGTTACATTTGCATATACTAATTTTGAATTTGTATAAGTATTTTACTTAAAACACTGTACAAAATCACTTTATGATGGTATAATAATAATATGAATAATTTGCAACAAATATTAGAAATGTGGAAAAAAGACTCTATTATCGATGATATGAATCTCGATGAAGCATCAAGAGACTCCGCAAAATTACATGGTAAATATCTCGAATTACTTTCTGTAAATCGAATGAAACTCAAAAAAGCCGAACTTGAATTTAAAGTGCTACTTAAGGACAAATGGTTGCATCTTAATGGCAAAATGAGTAAAGAAGAAATTGATACAAAAGGATGGGATTATGATCCTTTAGGTGGATTAACTGTACTCAAAGGAGACATGGATTATTATTATGATTCAGATCCAGTTATTCAAGAACATCAGGCCAAAATACAATATCTAGAAGAATTATGTTCTACATTAAAAGAAATATTAGAGAATGTTAAATGGCGACATCAAAACATTAAGAACATGATCGAATGGCGGAAATTTACTAGCGGAATTTAATGGAAACAATTATTGTCACTAAAAGAAACGAAGCATTCTTATCGTTAGAATGTGAACCTTCTATAGAGCGAGAATTGTCTGAACACTTTTGCTTCTTTGTTCCTGGATATAAATTTATGCCTGCTTATAAAAATCGTATGTGGGATGGAAAGATACGATTATTTGATCAAAGAAAGAAAACATTATATACTGGTTTATATAAGTATCTAGCAGAATTCGCAGAACAAAGAGATTATAAAATTGTAATAAATGAGGATGCCTTCTATGGCACTCCTGACGAAGACCTTAATCATGATCTAGACACCTTTTTGAGTAAATTGAAGGCTAGCGTGAATGGAAAGGATATATACCCCAGGGATTATCAATTAGAGGCCTTCTCGCTCATTATGAGAAAAACTAAAAGCCTTTTACTATCACCAACGGCTTCTGGAAAATCTTTAATCATTTATATGGCATTAAGATATTACCTAGAAACTTATGATAATGATGTACTCATTATTGTCCCTACAACATCCTTAGTTGAACAGATGTATTCGGACTTTGCTGACTACTCCAGTAAGGATACCTGGGATTGTGCCGAAAATTGTCATAGAATATATTCTGGAAAAGACAAATATCATTTTAAACAAAGAGTTACAATAACAACCTGGCAATCCATTTATAAAATGAATCATGAATGGTTTGAAAGATATGGTATGGTAATAGGCGATGAAGCACATAATTTTAAAGCCAAATCACTTACTGCAATATTAGAAAAATGTACAGAAGCTAAATATCGTATTGGTACGACTGGAACATTAGATGGTACTCAAACCCATCAATTAGTATTAGAAGGATTGTTTGGTCCAGTATATCAGGTCACTACAACTAAACAATTAATAGATAATAACGACTTAAGTCAATTAGAAATAGATATACTTATACTTAAATATAAAGATGAGATATGTAAAATTATATCTGGTCTAAAATATCAAGAAGAACTGGACTTTATTGTAAGATATGAACCACGAAATAATTTTATTGCTAACCTAGCGTTAGATCAGAAAGGTAATACTTTATTGCTATTTAATTATGTTGATAAACATGGTAAACCATTACACTCTCTGTTAAAAGAAAAGATAAATAGTAATAGAAAGTTATTTTATGTATCAGGAGAAACAGATGTCGATACAAGAGAATCAGTCCGTGAGATTACCGAGAAAGAAAAAGATGCAATTATCGTCGCAAGTATTGGGACTTTTTCTACTGGGATTAACATTAGGAATCTACACAATATCATCTTTGCTTCACCTAGTAAGTCGCAAATTAGGGTTCTTCAATCCATCGGCCGAGGACTAAGAAAGAGTACCACTGGTCAAGATACAAAGATATATGATATAGCAGATGATTTACATTGGAAATCTAATAAAAATTATACATTACAACATGCAGCAGAACGCATAAAGATATATTCTAAAGAACGATTTAATTACAAATTATGGGATATAAATATATAAATGGAAGAATTAAATATTAGACATTTTAAACTCATGAATGGAGATGATATTATCGGACTCGTAGCAGTTAAAAACGATGATAACTTTATAATTGAAAGACCTGTTAGTATACATGCTAATTTATTGGGTGGCTTTCAATTTACTCCTTGGTTTCCATTCTCGGATTCCAAACAATTTAAAATATTAAAATCTAATATTATTCAACATGTTCCTATAGCTGAAGAAGTAAAAACTAGTTATGTGCACTTTGCATTGAAACTAGATAAAATCAGTAAGCCTGAAACGAGGTCTGATCTTGAGATCTTAGAAGATTATGAGAATGAGCTTGTGAATGAGTATGCTGATAATGGTGTACCTGTAGTTGAGAAGAAGACGATACATTAGAAATTTGTATTCCTTCCCTCCGGAGGTACTATTATATTATACCATAAAACTTGACAAAAGTACAGTGTTTTAATGAAATAAATTATATGTACTTTTCGCTAAAACTATGGTATAATACTATAATTATGGAGAAAATAAAATGAGCCAAAAAAATAAAGCACATTATGTTAATAATAAAGAATTTTCTCAAGCTGTTTTTGATTATGCTGTTGAGGCACAAGGAGCTAGAGAAAAAGGAAATGAAATTCCTAAAGTTACAGACTATATTGCAAAATGCTTTATAAGAATTGCAGAGGGTCTATCACATCGACCAAACTTTGTACGATATACTTATAGAGAAGAAATGGTTATGGATGCTGTTGAAAATTGTTTAAGAGCAATTGGTAACTATAATATAGATACTGCAACTCGCACAGGAAAGCCAAATGCTTTTAGTTACTTTACTCAAATTTGCTATTTTGCATTTATACGTAGAATAACAAAAGAAAAGAAACAACAAGACATTAAGTTTCGATTCATTGAGAAAATGGGTATTGAAGATTTTGTTTCAATGGGTATGGATAACGATACAGCAAGTGAAACTATGGCATATGTCGATACACTAAGACAAAGAATTAGTACAGTAAGACAAAAAGATACTGCTATTAAAGAATTTGCTAAAAAAGAAAAGGAAGCTGAAAAGCTGGAGTTATTCATGTCATGAAACATTTAAGCGAAAAACAAAGAGTCGGTCAAATCAGAAGAAACAAAGTAAGGTTTAAGAAAGAGCTTAAACGTAAAGTAAAAAGAAAAGAGCTAGCAATGACTATGGAGAGAATCCGAATCTCAGGAAGAAGATTAGGTAAACTCCAAAGAAAAATGTTTGCAGAAAGAATGAGGATGATACGTGAAAGTAGCAATTCTTAACGATACACATTGTGGTGTAAGAAATAGTTCAGATATCTTTTTGCAATATCAAGATAGATTCTATTCAGAAGTATTCTTTCCTTATTGTAATGAACATGGTATAAAGAATGTATTGCATTTAGGAGATTACTATGAGCATCGTAAGTTTGTTAACTTTAAAGCTCTTAATGCTAATCGTAAACATTTTTTAGAACCACTTAAAAAATTTGGTATGACAATGGATATTATTCCAGGTAACCATGATGTTTATTTTAAAAACACCAATGAGTTATGTTCATTAAAAGAGTTACTAGGTTATTTTACATCGAATGTTAATATCTGTATGAAACCAACAGTATTAGATTATGATGGTTGTAAAGTTGCAGTAATACCTTGGATTAATAATTCTAATTATAAAGAATATACTGAATGGGCTCAAAAATGTGGTGCATCTATCTTAGGTGCTCATTTAGAGTTAAAAGGATTTGATATGATGGCAGGAATGCCTAATCCACATGGTATGAATGCAGATGTCTTTTCTAAATTTGAAATGGTTCTATCAGGTCATTTCCACACCAAGTCACATCAAGGTAATGTACACTACCTAGGTTCTCAAATGGAGTTTACCTGGGCAGATGTAGATGATCCAAAATACTTTCATGTTCTCGATACTGAGACAAGAGAGGTAGAAGCAATTCGTAATCCAATTACGATGTTTAAGAAAGTAATATATGACGACAGTAAAACTGACTATGATAAAATTGATGTCTCACAATATGAGAAAAAGTTTATTAAGCTGATTGTTATAAATAAAAATGACCTTTACATGTTTGATAAATTTGTAGATAGATTACAGAATATAGAAACATATGAACTCAAGATAGCAGAAAGCTTTGAAGAGTATCTGGGAGAAAGCGTAGAAGACGAGAAAATATCCCTTGAAGATACTACTACTCTACTTGATTCTTATGTTGAAGCTGTTGATACAGATTTAGATAAAGAACATCTAAAGGTTGAATTGAGAAAGCTTTATACAGAAGCACAGAATCTAGAGGTAGTATGATACATTTTGAATCTATCGAGTGGAAGAACTTTCTCTCCACTGGAAATGATCCTATAAAAATTTTATTGGATCGATCACCAACAACACTAATCGTAGGACAAAACGGAGCAGGTAAATCAACTTTACTTGATGCTTTATCGTTTGCTTTATTTGGCAAACCACATCGTGATATTAATAAAAATCAAATGATTAATAGTATCAATAAAAAGGGTACAGTTGTTACAGTTAACTTTACAATAGGTACTGCACATTTTAAAATTGTTAGAGGAATTAAACCTTCTAAATTTGAGATCTATCAGAATGGTAACCTTATTAATCAAGCTTCTAATGTACGAGATTATCAGAAATATCTTGAGCAGAATATACTTAAGTTAAATCATAAATCTTTTCACCAAGTAGTTGTATTAGGAAGTAGCTCATTTATTCCTTTTATGCAACTACCAGTTTGGTCACGAAGAAATATCATTGAAGATTTATTGGATATTAATATCTTTTCTAAAATGAATATGCTTTTAAAGGAACGCAATACAAAAATAAGAGATGAACTCACAGATATTAATCATCAGATAGATATCTTTAAAACAAAGATTGATAGTCAATCAAAGTATATTAAAGATTTACAAGAGCTTAATGATGATCAGATAGTACAGAAACAATCTAGTATTGATACACATAAAGAAGAGATTAATCGTCTATTTAAAGAAAGTAAAACACTTGGAAAGAATTTATCAGCTTCAATTACAGCTGAAGAGAAACATAGTACTGAATTAATTAAAAAGGTATCTCAATTAGATTCATATGATACTCAATTTAATGAAAAAATACATTCACTTGTAACTGAATCACGATTCTATGAAGAGAACGATAATTGTCCAACATGTGATCAAAGTATTGAAGAAGCTAAAAAAGAAGAAAAAATATCTTCAATTAAAGAAAAGGCCAGAGAAATACAAGATGCTAAAGAAGATCTTCAAAAGAATATATTAGAAATAAAAGCTAATCAACAAGAAGTATCTAATAATCTTAATAAGCTAAGACAGAAACAGAATCGTATTAATAGTAATAATGATGCGATTACACTATTACAAAAAGAGATTGATAAGATACAAAAAGAAATTAATAATCTTCAAGGACAGAGTGGAGATGTTTCAAAAGCAAAACGTGAACTTAACTCATTAAGAAAGAAAAAAGATAAAGCAACAGAAAAGAAACTCGAGTATGTAGAAGAAAGAACCTATAATGAAGTCATAGGTGAAATGCTAAAAGACACAGGAATTAAAACGAAAGTCATTAAGCAGTATTTGCCAGTAATGAATCGATTAATTAACAGTTACCTACAAGTATTAGACTTCTTTGTATCATTTCACTTAGACGAAAACTTTAATGAAACAATACGATCAAGACATCGTGACTCATTTAATTATGCTTCATTCTCAGAAGGTGAAAAACAAAGAATTGATTTATCACTTCTCTTTACTTGGAGACAAATCGCCAAAATGAAGAATAGTGCAGCATCTAATCTACTCATATTAGATGAGACATTTGATTCTAGTTTAGATCATGATGGTATTGACAATCTTACTAAGATCCTTGAAACATTGGACGATGGATCTAATGTCTTTATCATATCTCATAAAGGCGATATACTAGAGAATAAATTTAGAAGTAAGATTGAATTCTTTAAGGATCGTAACTTTTCAAAGATCAAATAGCCACCCTAGCTCAGTTCGATCCTGGTGGGTGGCTCCAGCATCAAAAACATGCATGTTTCTGCAAAAAAACCCTGTACAAATGATAAGAACCGTGGTATAATAGATACATAAGATAAGGAAATAAATGGCAAATCAAAAATCAACACTCGCAAAATTATTAGCTAAGGAAAATATTACTGTTCAATATGGTAATTATCAGACTGCATGGTTTGATATTAAAGATCGTATCCTTGGTCTTCCACAGTGGAAAGACATGGGTAAAGATGTTACTGATTTATTAATTGGTCACGAAGTTGGTCATGCTCTATTTACACCCTTTGAAGGTTGGCATGATAGTCCAGAGAAACTCGAAGGTTGTCCAAGATCTTATATTAACGTAATCGAAGATGCTCGTATTGAAAGAAATATAAAGCAAAACTATGCTGGTCTTATTGGCCCAATGTCAAGAGGATACAAAAAATTATTTGATGAAGAATTCTTTGGTGATCTTTCAGACATGGATTGGGATCAAGTAAAGCTTATTGATAAAATTAATCTTAAAGCAAAAATTGGTGATCATATTGATGTACCATTTACTGATGAAGAAATTGTTTATTATAATAGAGCAATGACAACAGAAACCTTTGAGGAAGTAACTCAATTATGCAGAGATATTCTTGCTTATACCAAAGAAAACCAAGAAGAATTAATGGAACCACCTGCAGCACCAAACAATGAACAACAAGAAAATGAAAATAACGATGATCCTTTACAAATGGGTCATGATGATATGGAATCTAAAGGAGAAGAAGATGGAGATCAATCTACAGGTCAACCTAATGGAGACTCTAAAGCTCAAGAAGAAGACGCTGAATCTAATAACAGAGATGCAGGAGAATCTGATAGAGGCGAAGAGGAATCTTCAGCAACTGGAAGAGATGGAAAAACTTATAAAGACGAAGATGTCTCATTAACAGATGAGAACTTCAGACGTAATGAACATACTCTCTTAGATAGAGATGAGTATGGCAATCAAGATACAGTTGCTAATGAGTTTAACAAAGAGGTTGCTAAACAAATGATTATTGAATACTCTGACCTACAAGGAGATAGAATTGCTAGCTCTCAATGGACAGAGTATTTAAATAATGAAACATATAAAGGCAACTTTAAATCTTATATTAAAGAAGTTAAGAAAAATGTTAACTATGCAGTTAAAGAATTTGAAATGAGAAAAGCTGCATATCGTTATACTAGAGCTCAAACTGCAAGAACAGGTTCATTAGACATTAATAGATTATGGTCATATAAGACTAATGATGATATTTTTGCAAAAGTCACAAAATTAGCTGATGCCAAAAATCATGGTATGGTAATGCTAATTGATTACTCTGGATCAATGAATAATACAATGTCTAATGTAATGGATCAACTTTTACATTTAGTTGTATTCTGCAAAACTGTTAACATACCATTCGATGTTTATGGATTTACTTCAGATAATACTAGATTTGGTAAGGATAGATGGGGTGAAGAAGTTATAACACCTTTAGCTGAGTCTAAAGAAAGTGAAATACATAATGGTGGACTTTCATTACCACATATTATTTCATCAACTCTTAAAAAGGGTGATTACGAAGAAGCACTATTTCATATCTATATGAGAAAGTATTTAGGTGAAGGTGATCATGGTTGGTATGAAAGAGATATACTTTCTAAGTACGAAGACTATGGTTCAACACCTCTTAACGAAGCTCTTATTAGATCCCATGATTTAATCAATAAATTTAAAGCAAAACATGCAGTTGATAAAATGAATTTAGTTGTATTATCTGATGGTGAGGCAAATAATATTCATATTCAAAGATCTAGAGAAATTAATTACCTTAATACTACAGATAGATGGGGTAAAACTATTATTCACATTGATGGAAGAAAAGTTACTTTACCAGATAGATCATCTGGTGGAACTAGAGCTTTATTAGAAAACCTACAAAAGAATTATGGAGTTTGTACTCTAGGATTCTTTATTGCAGATGGTTCATATAACTTTTGGAGAAAGATTGAACATGCAGAAGATGCTTATGTATATGGATCAGATGAGCGTAAACCATTTAATAGACAATATTCAAAACATAAATGCGTAACATTTAATAATAAGCTTGGTTATAATCAATTCTATATTGTAAAGAATGGAAAGAATTTCTCAACAGATGATGATGGATTTGATGTAGCAGATGATGCTTCAACAGGTACAATTAGATCTCAATTTAAGAGATACAGTAAATCCAAAAAGAATAATAAGTCGCTTTTAACTAATTTTGGTAGAGCAGTTGCTGAAAAATAACGCAAAAACATGCATGTTTTTGCAAAAAAACTATGTACAATGTTCTCTAACTGTGGTACAATATAACTATAAAATGATAAGGAGATAATATATATTATGAATAATTTGAAAGCCTCAACCCAAATAATCTTAAAAGAGCTTGTATCTAGATATCCAGATCAAACTCAATTTCGTAAATCAGTTATTACTGACATCGGTAAAGAATTTGGTTATTCAGGTAAAGATTGGAAAGATTTAACTACTAATGCGAATAGAGTTAAAATTGGTACCTATGATTTAGCTGGATTAATTGAACCAATTAAAGCTGATGTTAATACTTCAATCGTCAATACAATTCCAAAGAATGCAGCACAAATGCAATCAATTGTAAATGATGAAAAGAACTTTGCTTCTCAAGACGATACATTCGTCCCTTGGGGTGCTTACTTCGACATTTCAAAAATTATTAAATCAAATATGTTTTATCCAACTTACATATCTGGTTTATCTGGTAATGGTAAAACATTTATGGTCGAACAAGCATGTGCTAAAGTTGGTAAAGAATTTATTAGAGTACAAATTAATCCAGAGACCGATGAGGACGATTTACTCGGTGGTTTCAGATTGATTGATGGTGAAACAGTTTTTGCCAAAGGTCCTGTACTTAAAGCAATGGAAAATGGTGCTATACTTCTCCTTGATGAGATCGATAGAGCAACCAATAAGATCATGTGTTTACAAGGAATCCTAGAAGGAAAACCTGTATTGGTCAAAAAGACTGGTGAAATTGTAAAACCTGCAGAAGGTTTTAATGTAATTGCCACAGCTAATACAAAAGGTAAAGGTTCTGAAGATGGTAGATTCACTGCAGCTTCTATTATTGATGAAGCATTCCTTGAGAGATTTACTATCTCTATTGATCAGAAGTTTCCTGGTCTTAATATCGAAAAGAAAATTGTACTTAAACATATGAAAAAGTTTGGCTCAGTCGATGAAGATTTTGCTGATAAACTTGTGACATGGGCAGATATCATCAGAAAAACATTCTTTGATGATGGTGTCGATGAAGTCATTTCAACAAGAAGACTTTGTCACATTGTACAAACATTCTCTATTTTTAATAAAAGAGATAAAGCAATTGATCTTTGCATCTCAAGATTTGATGAAGATACTAAAGCTGCTTTCTTAGATCTCTATTCAAAAGTAGATGATGGTGTGTTAACAGCAGAGAATCCTGAAACTACTGAAGAGGAGGAAAATGTTTAAAAGAAAAGAACAAATAAACTACAAGTTTAATGAGGGAGCCCTTGTAAAAGAGCTCCTTGATTATATAAATAAAACCTATGGAGGTCACTACTCTAAAAACAATTTTCAGTCTACTGAATTTATTATTGATTGTGGCCACGGTATGGGTTTTGCAATTGGAAATGTACTTAAGTATGCACAAAGGTATGGAAAGAAAGAAGGTCTCAATAGAGCAGACCTTTTAAAAATTCTACACTATACCATCATTGCGTTACATGTACATGATTTGAATGAGGAAAATAAAAATGATAATTAGTGATGAAACACTTAACGTTCTAAAGAACTTTGCTTCTATTAATCCAAATCTAGTATTTAAACCTGGTCAAGAGCTTAAGACAATATCTGAAGCAAAGACCATACTAGCTAGAGCTAAGATTGTAGAAGATTTCCCACAAGAGTTTGGAGTCTATGACTTAAACGAATTCTTGTCAGTGTATAGCTTAATCGAGAATCCTACTCTAGAATTTGAAGATAAAGCTGTATTAATTAAAAACAATGTAGGTGGATGTAAGTTACCTAATTCTCAGAAGATAAGATACTTCTTCTCAGAACCTGATATACTTACTACACCTCAAAAAGATATTCAAATGCCCGATCCAGAAGTTGGCGTTAATCTCGAAGAAGATGTATTAAATCAAATTCGAAAAGCTGCTGCTGTACTTGGTCATTCTGAATTATCCATTTCAGGAAAGGATGGTATTATAACTGCTTCAGTTGTCGACACAAGAGACAGTACATCTAATCTATTCGAGATTGAATTGGATAAAGATAACTCATGTAGAAATGAGTTTAACTTTGTGGTAAGTATTCCTAATTTGAAATTACTACCTGGTGATTACTTTGTAAGTATATCATCTAAGCTTATTTCAAACTGGACTAATGGAAATTATCCAGTAGAATATTTTATCGCTCTTGAGAAAACTTCGACATTTAATGTATAAATATAATCGAAGAGAGGAAAGATGCCAGGTGGGTCTTTCCATTTTGTTAACTACTTTGCAAAGGAGAAAATCATGGCAGAAGAAGTGAAAACTGAAAATGCTGAAGAGCAAGTTCAACTGTCTTTACAGGACATCGCCACAATGGTTCAGATTATCGACATCTGTTCGAAAAGAGGTGGATTCGAAGGTCCAGAACTTGAGGCAGTAGGCGGACTAAGAAATAGAGTCGTAAGATTCTTAAATGCCGCTACACCTAAAGACGGTGAGACACCAGAAGGTCAAGTACCTGAAGTTGTTGAAGAACCTGCAGAAGAATCAGCAGAATAATTATAGAGGGGAGCAATCCCCTCTTATTTTAAGGACTATATTATGAATTCAAATGAAAAATCAAATCTATTACTCGCTCTTCAACAAGGCATTGTTGAGGTCACATTTAAGAAAATCGACACCGAAGAGATAAGAGTTATGCCTTGTACAATTAATCCCACAGTACTACAAGATAATGGAGTTGCAATGACTCTTAATATGAGTGCTGAGTCCGATCACTTTGTTGCTTGGGCTTTGGATAAAAAAGCTTGGAGAAGCTTTAGATTAGACACAGTTATATCATGGGAGAAAAAATGAACGAATTTTTATGGGTTGAGAAATATCGACCAAAGACAATATCAGAGTGTATACTCACGGCAGATCTTTATAAAACATTTACACAAATTATAGAACAAGGTGAGATTCAAAATATGATGTTTACTGGTACTGCTGGTACTGGTAAAACGACAGTTGCAAGAGCATTATGTAACGTATTGGATCTCGATTATATCATTATTAATGGTTCTGAAGAATCGGGTATTGATACACTACGAAACAAAATAAAACAATTTGCAAGCTCAGTTTCCTTATCGGGTGGATACAAAGTTGTGATTCTGGACGAGGCTGATTACTTGAATCCCCAATCCACCCAACCTGCTCTTCGTGGATTTATCGAAGAGTTTTCATCCAATTGTAGATTTATATTAACATGTAATTTTAAGAATCGTATTATAGAACCACTCCACTCAAGATGTAGTGTTATTGAGTTTGCTATTCCTAAGAAAGAAAGAAAAGCTATAGCTGGTTCATTTATGACGAGAATTATGAATATTCTTAAAGCTGAAGTTATTAATTATGATGAGCAAGTTATTGCTGAACTCATTATGAAATACTTTCCAGACTTTAGAAGAACAATCAATGAGTTGCAGAGATATGCTACCTTTGGTAAGATAGATAGTGGCATATTAGTTAATACATCAGATGTCGCAATAGCAGATTTGATGGAGCATCTTAAACTTAAAGACTTTAAACTTATGAGACAGTGGGTAGCTGATAATATCGACGTAGAACCAGCTTCAATGTTTCGTAAAATGTATGATAATATGAATGAGCATGTTGAACCATCTAGTATTCCACAAATGGTTCTCATACTTGCAGATTATCAATATAAGAATAGCTTTGTTGCAGACCATGAATTAAACATGGTTGCATGTTGTACAGAAATTATGGCAGGAGTAAAATTTAAATGAAAAAATATATTCACAATCTACATAATGGAACCTTTGGTCCAGAAGAAGATATCAGTGTAAGATATCAAATGTGGCCAGTCATGTATGAGT